CTTTGACAGCAAGCGCCAAGCGGCCTTGGACAAACTCTTTGAAACGGAAAACGAACTGGGCTTGCACTACGACCAAAGGACACCAATGACTAAAGACGAAGCATTGAAGTTGGCGCTTGAAGCGGGGTTTGAACGACTAGGCCACACAGACAACGACTGGGTTTGTTATCCGGAAGATATAGAAGCCTTTGCTGACCTCATCCGTGCCGATGAGCGTGAGGCAATCATTGATGAATGGTGGTCAATCGTCCAAGCCGACCTTGAGAACGGTGTGAAATCTTTGAATGAACAAGCCGCAATTAAATGGAGAAAAGAATACCCGTCAATGGCGACATTTGGTGAATGGCTTGAAGCAAGAGGGAACACATGACCGACTACCTAGCCGGTGGACAGGAATTTATGTACCCCCATGCTGGCGATCCGCCCGCGCCCAAGGACACCAAGATATTACTTCTTACCCAAGGCGGCATTTGTCTTACGGGTTTTTGGAATGATTCTTGGTGCTTGGGTTGGCTACCGCTACCTAAACGCAACATGGAGAAAGAAAAAAAATGAGTCTGTCAAAACACAGAGTAATTCGAGAAATGCTGCACAATGAACCAGATGGCATGACGGTATTTGAAATTTCGTCGCTTACAGGCATAAAAAAAGATACCATCCGCAATGCTTTAGAAGATATGCCAGACACCTACATTGACAGATGGATACAGAAACCAATGTCGCCGCCTACGGCCGTTTGGATTGCCGTTATACCGCCATTAGATTGCCCAAGACCATGAAAGACACGCCCAATTTTGCAGCATGGAGCAATCAGAATTTAGCCAAGTTTGCCTATGAGTCTTACGCTCGTATGCAAGAGCAGCAAGAAACCATAATGCAGCTTCAGCGAGACTTTAAAGACGCCATGAATGAGTTAAGAAATGTTGTAATTTTGCAACAAAAGACGCAGAAAACTTTGTAATTTGTATGTTGTAAGATGTTTTCGCAGCATCCCGCTGCCTAAATTTTTTGGAGAACATCATGCTTTTTACTGTTACCGTTGACTTGCCAGGCGCTGCCTATTTTGAATTTTCTACCGAGTCTTTGTTTGAAATGGCTGAGATTGCCAAGATGCTTGGCAACACCGATGTTGTTGAAGATGAAGATGAGGACGATGATTTTGAAGATGAAGATTTCTTTGACATCCCAGAAGAAATTTCTGAGTATTTTGACGATGCTGAAGAATATACTTACGACGAAGACGCTGATGTGTTCTGCTGGTACGACGAAGAGCACGAGGCTTGGTACTGGCTGAACGTAGAAACCGGCGAATGGGTCTTGGTAGAAGACGCCGACAACTACGAAGTTGAGCCGGAAGATGATGAATCCGACCTAGAAGATGAGTTGGAAGCAGCTTAATTTATAAGAACAGGATTGAGCGTTTACTAACGTGAATGCTCTTTCTTGTTTTTATAGCGTTCCCACATCAATCACTTCCCCGCGAAACTCAATTTGCCCATCTGCCCACTTGTGTACCAGTTCGGGCCAAAGCAACTGACCATCCTTAAATGTCAATACGGCAAAGCCGGACCTGTGGTTTAGCGGATTACCTTCTGAGTAATCAAACTGTGGGCCGTAAGGCTCTGCTAAAGTGCCCGTATCCACGCCGAAACGGTTGCCGTTGTAGTCTGCATAGGGTGTAACCTTTAAACTGTGCAAATGCCCCGTTACAATCGTTTTTCCAGCCCCTACGGTGTTGTTATGAGTAGCATGGACACCGCCCTTGTATCGGTGTTTAACAACAACATCATCCGTTACCCAAGTCAACATACAAAAAGACCACTCGGGAAAGTGGTCAGACAGCTTAAAGCCAGGGGTCTGAACGTACTGCGGGGCATTGGAAGCTAAACGTGCTTCAAATCGAGCATCATGATTGCCCATCGTAAACATTAGCTTTACATTGTGCCGTGTTTTCTTGGCAACTTCTTCTATCTCGCCCAATGATGCTTTGCAGGCGTTTAACTCATCAATGACACTCGGGACACGCTCCCATCCCAAAGGTGGATGGCGAGAGATAGATGCACCGTCAAAAGCATCGCCATTGCAAATAACTGCTTTCGGCTGTAACTTTTCAATCGCCCAAAGTAGACCTTGAAAAGCAGTAGTCCGTAGCCCAGGCCAGAAATGAGCGTCAGAAAAAACAATAACTGTTCCATTTTCAATGCCTAATTCTGATGGTGGACGAACAGGAGAATAGGTAGTTCGCTTATCTGTTGACCTCATATCAACATTGTGTTTTTCAGCTAAAACCTTTCGCCGCCTGTGGATTGATCTTTGTTGCAATCCAGTAGCTTTTGACATTTTTGCAGCGGATTTATAAGTATTCCATGCCTCTATAAATTCTGCGTCTGTAAGTTGAATCATTGCAATGGTTCCTCAAAACCCTGCAAACTTAACATACTTATGTTACGCAAGCTGACTGGCAATCGACTGGACATGGGAAACACGGTTGCCCCAGCCCTTACCAAACACGGGCCAAGTCGGTAATTTTTCAAGAAACTGGAGTCGCGTATCGTTAAATTGAGAGATCAAAAACTGCACAGGATAAGTGCTTACAACATTTAATGTCTTTGGGCCAATAGCACCATCAGCGGTAACGCCTACAACCTCTTGTAGCCACTTGGCGGCACGACCTGGCCCGCTGTTAATGGCGGCATCAAACACCGCATAGTCCAAGCCCTTGGGCAATAAGTCGCCAGCCACCTTGTCCCAATACTTACGCCGGTACAGGGGCGCTACGGCATCGGGCGTCAAGGCACGCATATCTGCCTCTGACACGGGATGACCTACAAATTCTTCCCAGACTGCCTTGGTGCAGCCTAAGTTGGTCATACCCCCTGGGTCAGAAGGATGGTTAACAAATCCTCCTTCAAAGGCTAAAACGCGATCAAGGCAAGTTTCAAAGTTCGTAATCATGGTGGTGTAAGATGTTTTTGCGGCATTTCGCCGCGCTAATTTTGGAGAATACTATGATGTTTACTGTTACGGTTGATTTTGCTAAAAATGGTTATTTTGAATTTGCCACAGACTCTATTTTTCAACTTGCTGAAATAGCCCAAATGCTTGGCAACCTTGATATTGTTGATGAAGACGAAGACTTTGCCGACGATGAATTTGACATCCCAGAAGAAATCGCCCACCATTTTGAAGACGATGAAGAGTACATTTACGACGAAGACAAAAACGTGTTCTGTTGGTACGATGAGCAGCATGAGGCTTGGTACTACCTGAACGTAGAGACTGGTGAGTGGTTGCTGATTGAAGATGCGGATGGCTTTGAAGTTGAAAAAGAACTGGAAACTGAATAACTTGTGTGTTCTTAAGAGGGCAAATTTGAGCGTTTTGTGCACATGAGCGTTTTTATTTGCTCTTTAAAGACCACTTACGTCAATCACTTCACCCCGAAACTCAACCTGTCCCTCATCCCATTTGTGTACTAGTTCAGGCCACAATAGCTTTCCATCCTTAAACGTCAGTACGGCAAAGCCAGAACGATGGTTTTGTGGGTTTTCTTCAGCGTAATCAAATTGCGGCCCATTGATTTCTGCAAGAGTACCCGTATCCACGCCAAAGCGGTTGCCGTTGTAGTCTGCATAGGGCGTAACCTTCAAGCTGTGCAAATGACCCGTTACGATGCTTTTACCAGCCCCTACAGTATTGTTGTGAGTAGCATGGATGCCACCTTTGTAGCGGTGTTTGACAATGACATGATCTGTCACCCAAACCGACATACAAAATTGCCATTCGGGGAAGTGGTCTTCTAGTTTAAAGCCTGGGGTTTGTACGTATTGCGGTGCATTAGCTGCAAGACGCATTTCAAATCGAGCATCGTGATTTCCCATTGTGTACACAAGACCAACATTGTGGCGTGATTCTTTTGCAGCCACCACAATTTCACTTAGCATTTCCTTACAGGCTTTGAGTTCGTCAATTACGCTTGGTGTTCTAGTCCAGCCCAGAGGTGGATGGCGAGAGATAGATGCACCGTCAAAAGCATCGCCATTGCAAATAACTGCTTTCGGTTGTAACTTTTCAATCGCCCACAGTAAACCTTGAAAAGCAGTAGTCCGTATCCCAGGCCAGAAATGAGCGTCAGAAAAAACAATAACTGTGCCATTTTCAATCCCTAATTCTGTTTTTGGCCTTACAGGGGAATAAGTGTATTTTGGTTGGTCAAGAGAATGTACGGGTCTATTGGTTTCTAGTTTTATGTTTTGAGAAACCTGAATTGAGTTTCGTTTTGCGTAAACAGTTCTTTCAGAAATACCAGTAATTTTTGCAATCTTTGTTGGAGACTGATGGGTATTCCACAACTCAATAAATTCCTGATCTGAAACGGCAGATTTCATGCTAGTCCTTTAGAGCAAACTCTTGGAACATAGCATATTTACGTTACTTTGATGCTACGCCGTTAATTTTTTCAATTGTGCGGAGTCCACCAAGGCCCAGCATACCCATAAGGACGGGCAACATTTCGGTAAGATTGGCGGGGGATAGGTCAATTGAATAGCCAGCTAATGCCAATCCAACTTTGGCAACCGGCAAACCAATCCAATTCCAAGCACAAGCAGAGCCACAGACCCAGCCAATAAAAGGACGCCACCCAGAAACAAATACTGAAGGATTTGCAGCCTCCACCTTATTGATGTCCAACTGGCCTTGGACGACCATTACAGCCGCTGCAAGCTGTTGCTTTTCGGCTTCAGTCTTGTCAGGCCAGATCTTGTTGATGGCTGTGTTGACTAAATCAGATACAGAGCCTAATCCGGTAATGTCCATTATTTGTCCTGCTTTGCGTCAATTTTGTCAAAGATTTTGTTCATCATTTCTTTGAGTTCCCGAATGTCCTGACGATAGTCGTCCTTGGCAACATACTCTTTTGGCAAATCTTCACGCAACTTAGCTAAATCAGCTTTCAATTCTTTGACCGCCGACCACAACTCCCTAGCAAACCATCCAACAATGGTCATTGCAATGCTTAAAGCAATATTAAGAATTTGTTGGTAGTCCATGATGTTACTTTGCTAGGGCGTTTTGGTTATTGGGCGAAAGGGCATTCGGGCGGTAGTCTTTAGGTATCGCCCGAGCAGCTTGGTACTCTGGAGTAGCCATGATTTTAGCCCCAGCTTTTCCTGCCAAGAACCCAGCACCGCCGCCCAAAATTGAGCCAGCAATCGGTGATCCTACGAGGGTGCCGAGGCCATAGCCAAGTGTTCCCGCCACACCACCACGAGTGAGCTTTGCCTCCAAGCTATTTTGTGCACCTATTTTGGCGATCTCGGGATAGTTGGCTGCAATCCTGCCAATGTCACCGGCAATGCCAGTCATGGGCTTACCTTCACTGACCATTTTTGCAAAGACCTTTGGGTCTACCTTATTGGTCGCAAAATCAGTGGCTCGATCAATGTCATAAATCTGGGCCATCTTTGTACGAGCAGCTTGCAGATCAGCCAAGACCTGTGGGTCTTTTACATTGGCGTCAATCATTTTCTCGTAAGCATTGGCAACACCCATACGAGCATCAGCGTCTGCAATTTCGGAAGCCTTTGGTACGTTCAATCCCTTGTCGCGGGCCTTGTACACACTGTTTGCCTCGGCACGAAGTTGTCGAATGTCATTGAGTACATCCGCACCACTGCGACCTTGTTTGATTTCTTCTATCATGTTGTCGATCAAACCATTGGTCGCCTCGACCTTACCCTTGGACACAGCAGAAGGAGTCTTTTTCAAAGAGCTTAGTGTGTCAAGGGTAGCTTGGTCTGGCAACAACTCAGGAATCGCGCGAACAGCATCGTAGGGCTTGCTTGCGTTATCCAAAGCAGTTTGAATAGCCGTTGCGTCAAGTCGAGTGTTGGCTGGCAAATCCAAGCCCTTTTCAACAACAAGCTGCGTCCACTTAGGCTCATTGGCCTTTGACAATCCAGCGTTGATGTTGGGGTCGCCAGCAATAATTGCCCGTGCTTGGTTACCCTTGGTCGGGTTTGATTGAACAGGGTTGAGTGCGATGCCATGTTCGTTAGCCAACTGAGCTGCTTCAATCTTGGGCGCATTTTGGTAACTTTGAGTGATATTTGCTTCTTGGGCTTTTGCAGCACGGGCAACAAGAGCATTATTTACAGCACCTGAAACCAAAGAACCTTCAGATCGTGCAGCATCAGTAACAGCACGAGTGGCTGGTGCTAGTGCGTTAGCTGGGCCACCAAGGTGCAATCCAGCCAATGGAATAACAGCCTCGCCAATTGCTTGCACATTGCGCTGTGCTTCTGGTGTACGTGGTTGGTAAAACTGATTTTGAACCTGTTGCCCGAATTGTGCAGCAGCAGCTTTGCCTTCTGGCGTAAAGGCTTTTCCTTGGGTTAGTTCATGCCCAAGTTGTGCAATGGGGGTGACAACACCACTTACGGCACCAGCAGCCAATGCTGGTATTGTTTCGATGTTACCCATTGCCCGCTGAAACAAAGAACGAGGCGCTTCTGGTTCAGCAGGCTTAATCGTGCTAGGAATGCCAAACTGATCTACGCCTTGGCGGGGACCAGGGATGCCGGTGGCAGGCGCGGCTTGCATTTGACGAATGGCATCAGCAAATACTTTAGCGTCTGCGGCATTTCCTGCGGCATCAGCCTTGACCAACGCCGCGCTAAGTTGTTCAAGTGTTGCCATGATTATTTGTACTTGTTCAAAAGGTCGTTGATGTTGGGCGCAACAGTGGTTGCGGCAGCAGGTGCAGCATTACCCAAAGCCGCCCGTGTCGTTGGCGTAAGGAACCTATCTTTAAAATCTTTCTTGCCGGTAGATGCCACGTATTGTTGCTCAATACCATTCAACTGACCGCCCATCAGGTTCTTGTATTTTGCAATCACGCTTGCCAATTGGGCAGGACTATTCGAGGAGCCAATCGCATCATCCACGGCTTTACGATCACCTAGAGCACCACCGCTGCCAAGAACAGCTTTGGTGACTTCATCAGCAACAATCCGCTTGACTGCATTGAAGTCAGTCGGCGCTGGGTTGCCGGTTTGCAGAGCGATGAAGTTGCCCGCTTGGTTGAATAATCGAGTGTCGCCATTCTGCAAGGCATCGGCTACTTGCTGCAAGGTTCCCAAGTGATCCACGGCCACATTGAGTGATCGAGTGGTGTCGCCCTTCTTGCCACTTGTGAATGCCTTTTCAGCAGTTCCCATTGTGGCGTATTGCTTGGCATCATAGTTGGGGTAAGTTTGGTTCACCAAGTCCATCAACTGACGGCCAGCAGGTGTGGTCAATGAACGCGCCGCTGGTGATGGCTCACGACCTTCACCAATCGCACGAATTTGACTTGCAAGTGGGCCAGGCAGATGGGTCAGCAAGTCTTCGCCGGTCAGACCAGCCTTCATGGCAGCTTGCACATTTTGAACAACTGGAGCACCACTTGGCTGTTTTTCAGTTGGGCTAGGTACACCACCGACAGCAGCGCCAGCAATTGGAAATGCAGCTTGAACACCACTGATATTGTACGGGTCAGCTTGGATCGCACGAATGCCAAGACCGGCTTTCTCAACACGAAGTCGGCCTTGATTAACTGCAAGGTTTCCTTTGGCAATCAGATTTGAAGCAACTTCACCAGGAGTCATTGTCTTAGTGACTTCACTTTCTGGGATAACCGTAGCACCACCCCCCAACCCAGGTGTGGACACAAATCGAGTTGTTCCACCAACATCTTGAGCGTGGACGGTGGGTTTATTCAATTCTGCAAATTTCTCAACGCCCAACTTTGATTGGTTAAGCAGGTCAGCAAAGGCTTGCGGGCCTTTTGCAATTGCTGCGTCAATGTTGGAGCGCGCGGTATCTTCAGTTACACCACGGGCAGCAAGCACTGGCCCAAGAATGGGGTCTGCATGATTAGCTTGGTGCCATGCCAAATACTTCTGTGGTGCATTTGGATCACTTGGATCAATATTGTCCAAAAGTGCCCGTGATTGTTTGAGCTTGGCGTCAACCAATTCTTGACTTTTAAGCTGTGCTTCAGTTTGCAATTTTTCGTTTTCAAACCGACTTTTAAGAACAGCAGGAATTTGTCCACCAGCATTTGCACCAGCCAATGCTGATGTAACTTTGCCGTAGTCAATTTTGCCGGTGGTAGAGTCAGTTGCATTAGCATAGGCGGCATTCAAGGCGTTGGCTTGAATGTCTGCCCGTTGAGCCTGTGCGAGTTGGTACTGTGCCAGCGCATTTTGGTTTGCCCCAGTGTTCAACTGTTGCATTTTTGCGTACTGGGCAAACGGGTCAACCGGCGCTTGAAACTGTGCACCTTGTGCAATTAGTGCATTTAAATCAGCCATAACTTATTCCTTATGGATATGGTTTATTCATAGCTGAAATGGGTGGCCCCATTTGGTTCTGCTGGTTCAGCCAATTACTAAAATTTGTTTGATTCTGGTATGCGCTTGCAGCAGTACCCAAGGCATTGTTGATCGTGTTGGCCGCGCCCAGTTGCCCAGCAGCATTTGCTTGACCTGCTGCCATGTAGGCATTGCCAGCATTGGTTCCATAGTTTCCTGCTGCGGAACCTTGATTGGCAGCAGCAGATTGACCGGTAGCCATCAAATTACCCAAGGGTTGAAGTTGGTTGGCTCGATTGGTTTGGTAGCGATTAAACGCATTGCCGTACTCTTGCGAGGCAGAGTTTTGGGCATAATCTTGCAAACCTTTTAATGTCTGACCTGAGATTAAACCACCTCGAGCGCCAGCCTGATGCCCAAGTTGCTTCATCCCCTCGCTCAATCGAAAAGCGTAACCCGGGTCAGCTTGGTAGTCGGACATACCAAAGTCTTTGCTGTATTTGCTATAACCCTCGGCACTAGTGTTGCCACTCAAGCCAAGCAAATCCATCAGTCGGTTTTGACCAGTCAGGCCAGCTTGTCGGTATGGCTCTTGGAGAGCCATTTGCTGATCAAAAATTTGTTTCTGAAGTAAACCCGTTTGGGTTGCAGCATCAGCTTGTGTTGACGCTGCTGATCTAGCGCCTGATGATGCTATAAGACCACCGACAAGTGCCCCACCTGCCCCAATCATTGCTGCTGTAATAAAGCTCATATTGATACCTCAATGGACTGATTTTTGATCTTGTTTCCCATGCCAAACATAGAAAGTGGATCATCTTCAACTAATTCTGATTCTACTGTTTCCACACTGTCTGACTCAACTCGATGGATAGTCATGCACAAAGCATCTGTCTCAGCATAAACAGCACGTTTTGTCCCTGGACTACTGCACAGGATTTGTGGGCCTGTGATTCGTTTTACACCTTTGTCTGTAGTGACCGCCACAGTTCCAAAAACAACCATGTAAAAGTGTTCTTTTTTGTGAACTTTGCCAACTATTAAGCACCCAGCGGGTCGCCATACTTGACGGCAATACATGCCACCATGAAAAAAATGCTCAGTAGGCGCTTCGTACTGATCATGTTTTGACACTTCAGATTGAAGTCGCTCAACTTGCTGGCGCATGTCTACGGCAACATTGAATCCAGCGCCATAGGTGACTTGCATGATTACTCCAGTAACAGGCGGTCAAGCCGCCGTCTATGCGTTTATTATCCCACTAAAAGCATAAAAACATATTGCCGTTTGATTTGGCAACCGGGGTGTACGTAATGATGATGATGCCCGCAGCACCTAAGCCGCCTGTTGATATGGTGGAAGATGCTCCACCACCACCGCCGCCACCATACAGACCGCCAGCACCGCCTACGGTAGTTCCAGTACCGTCACCAGCACCGCCGCCGCCACCACCAGAATAAACGGGTGTCCCCGCTCCTGCGCCACCTGCGCTTCCTGATGCGGATGCTGCGCCGCCGTTACCGCCCGCGCCTGCGCCCGTACCCGCTGTTCCACCTGTTGCAGAAGTTCCAGAGCCTGCGGTTCCACCGTTACCACCACCCCCGCCACGGCCTGTTGTTCCAAGCGTTGCGGTATTTGTACCGCCTACCGCGCCAGCACCATTAGGGCCAGCAGCACCGCCGCCGCCTCCTCCTGCCGCTGTTGCATTTGTGCGACCGTTGCCGCCACTTGCCCCAACGTTTTGAGTAGTGGTGTAAGAAACTCCTACTATAGAGGAATAACCACCAACGCCACCGTTAGTACCCCCAGCACCGCCAGTAATTCCAGACGCATTTGCGCCAGAATAAGCAGCAATTAAAACGCTAATAATTGGTAGCCCATCGCCGTCATATCCAATGACACCGCTCCACAAATAACCATTAGAATAGGTTGGAGCAGTTACATACCCTGCATCGTTTGATGCTTTTAACGGTACGTTAGTAGCTTTTAGATAACCGCCGCCTCCACCGCCTCCACCGGAAGCCGATGCAGTTCCCGCAGCCCCGTTGCCACCGGCACCATAACATTCAATAACATTAGCAGCATCATTCCAGTCTGCCGGAAGATTCCAAACGCCCGAGCCGGTAAGTATTATTTGCGCCATATTAGGCCACCGCTACGCAACGCCATCTAGACGTTTGGCTGTTGTACATAAACCCTACCGTCAAGGGTAAAGTCGTAGAGCCATTGGAGGTTGTCGGAACGTTGACCGTGCTGTTCTCGGTGTTTGTCCACCCAATAGTTTGCGCGGCTGCGCTAAAGTCGTATATACGAACCATAGTTGTTTGACCATCCGCAGCACCGGTTACCGCCATCGTAATGGCCATTGTTGCGGCTGAACTGTTGGTAAAGGTGTTTAACTTGGATGAAACCGTTACTGTTCCAGCATTTGACGTAACGGTAACAGCTTTGTTGGCGTAATTCATCGCACCGTTTACCGTGGTGGTAGAAGTTGCGCCAGCCGTAGCCGAGCCAATGGCGATGTTAGTGGTTGAGCCTGACGCACCACCTGTGCCAAAGTTAATTGTCTTGGTGTTTCCGGTAGCTGTAACACCAGCTTGAAAATCTGTTGTCTGATTATTTGTTGATCTACCAAACGTTATTGTTCCCGTCTGATTTGTTCCACCTATTATTGTTGTTGCGGTAGTTAACGCAGTAGCAAAAGTAGCATTTGAAGCAGTAGAACCGGTAAGAACAACATCACCAGTAACCGTTATACCAACAAGTGTTGGGGCAGAACTAAGAACCATGTTACCCGTTCCGGTAACTGCTGTTATTTCAGTAGTTCCAACCCTCCATCCTGCGGCGGTAGTAACTGTGGTATCAATACAAGTACACATTACAGTTGCACCGGCAACTACAGTTACAACCAAACTTCCATTTGAACTATTAACAGTTAATGCGCCAGTTGAACTATTATTTATTCTAAAAGACCATCCGGTTTGTAAGGTGGATGTAACTGGAAGAACAACCGTTTGAGTAGTTGCACCTGTAAACAATTGGTAAAAACTACTTGTATTGGTTAAAGTTGTAGTTCCTGCTGCGGTTGCAGTAGTTGTATACCCCAACAAATTAGCTTGCGCTGCGGGGGCTGTGATCGCCGCTGTGCCTCCGTTTGCAAGGGGAAGGGCTGTACCAGAGTAGGCAATCGCTAACGTGCCGCTGCTTGTTATTGGGCTTCCTGTGACAGACAAAAACGCGGGGACCGTTGCCGCTACGGATGTGACTGTGCCGCTAGTAGCTGGTGCTGCCCAGGTTGGAGCGCCACCTGTGGTTGCCGTCAGCACTTGACCCGTTGTGCCTGCCGCCGTAGAAACAGGTGCAGCACCAGCCCCGCCGCCGTAAACAACGCCGTATTGAGTCAGCGCAGCAGAGCTTGCCCAAGTTGTACCGCTTGAAAAATAAACTATGCCGCCGCTTGTACCCGCCACAGTAAAAGCTGGTGTAGTGGTTGGCGTAGAAACAGAAATGATGCCGCCAGTAAAACTAACGCTAGTAACTGTTCCTAAATACGCAGGACTTGCCCATGTTGGGGCAGAACCTGTAGTAGCTGTCAATACTTGACCTGTTGTTCCCGCCGCTGTAAATGCGTAGGCAGTACCTGTTCCATAAGACACACCATACGCCGTAGGTGTTGCCGATCCATTAGTCCCGCCAGAAGCTATTGCAAGCCTTCCAGCAAGCGTTACTGCTCCTGTAGTAGTCGTAGCAGGGGTTAGTCCCGTTGTACCGCCAGAGAACGATAAAACACCCGTGTTGGCAATCGTGACATCACCCGTAGCGCCCGAGATTGAAATGCCAGTACCTGCAATGTTTGACAGCACGCCGGTGTTGGCAATCGTAATTGTCCCGCTACCGTTGGTAACGGAAATTCCAGCACCTGCAAACAATGTTCTAAGTGAATACCCAGATCCATTACCAATCAACAATTGTCCGTTGCTTGGAAGTGTACCTAGCCCTGTCCCTCCATTTGCAACTGCCGTAATTCCGGTTCCATTACCTGTAATTGAGTAGACGTTATTGAACCATATGAACCATTCACGCGAAACCGTGTTTGTCTGCACGTCCACCAATGGAACCCGTGGGGCTGGGATTTGCGAGATGTTTGCAGCCATTATGAGTTTGTCGGTGAAATCAATAACTCAGCGCCCATGATGGCAATCTTTACGGGATCTGTACCAGAAACTTCATACACACGGTCACGAATTTTTTGAGTCATGCCTAGCCTGCGCCAAATCGTGCGATAGCCAAATTGACCAATAGCACCCATTTCACGCCAATGTTCATTAGACCAAGTATGACCACCATCGTCTGACCATCGCAACATGGCTTCTGGTGTAGAGCCTTGACCATTGTTGATACCAACGCCAGTTTCGCAATCAAGTTGCAAACTATGTTGCGCAGTGCGCTTAAGGTTGTTCTGACCAGTAGGCAGCGCTCGCCATGAACGTAACCATTTTTGAATATTGCCATTGTCAGCGTACACATCCAAGTCAAACGTATAGATGTTTCCGTTTTCAAAGTCGCCAACAATGATGTTGCCGCCAAAGTTGCATTGGCAGTTGCTACGGTGACGAGTGAACTCGCCATTGTCAAAACCTGCACGTTCATGCCAAGCCTGGGTAGATACATCGTAAACCCATGTAGCATTTGCGCTTGGGAACGTCAGCACATAAAAGGCATGGCCTTCCTGCTGATACGTGTAAGCCAAGGCGTCTGCAATATTGCCGTACTGCGCAATAGCATACTCAATAGCATGGGTGGAAACCCTAAGTGCAGCATAGCCGTTGGCTTTGTAAACAATACCTTGCCCACGGGCGTCTGTACCTAGCCAAAACAGCGTGTTATCAAGTTTGGCAACCGAGTAGGCAGCTACACAGCCAATCTCGTTAAAAGCGCCTTGAACAGGCGTTAAAGGAAAGTTTGCAAGGCCAGCGTTGTACCAAACTTCAGTTGAGTCTGTGCCAAACACCCAAAGCTGCCGATGATCTGCATTGATTGCTACCACACCATCTGGTGAACCATCTGCGCTAGAAAAGAACAAAGGGTCAAATACCAATGGATAAATATAATCGCCATTGGCGGGATTGATTGTGTCTACCGACCACAAGCGCTGGCTATTTGGTTCATTAAAAATGAACTGTGTATCCAAATAAGCCACCGTTACAGCGCCAGGAAAGTTAACGTCAGTAATATGGTCAAATTCACCCGTTGGCTCGTAATAGGTGTAGCTTGGGCCGTTACAGGCAAAAAACAGCACCGCGCCATTGTCAGCAATAGATACGGGGCCAGTGCCTGATACATCGCCAATCTTGACAGGTGTAGCTGTCAACCCTGTAAGTTTGTAGACTTCAGTTCCAGAGACGACATAGAAGTCAGTGCCGTTAGTCTGGTGCGCCCACAACCCACGAATAGGGCCGGTGCCTACGGTTTGCAGGAAGTTAAGCCCTGGGGCACGGTTCAAAAACCCAGCAGTCTTGCCACCTTCGGGAATGATCTCGGGGAACAGGTTGACCATGCGGTTATCCGCAGCATTGATACTGCGAGCAACATACGACGATCCGAGGATAGGCGTTTGCATTTAGTAATTGCCAGCGTAGATGTTAAACCGTTGACGAGTAGCCACCAGCGAGTAAGGCATGGACATAATATCGTCAGGGTTGTTGATGCGCTTGAGGTTGCGCTTACTTGTCATTGCAATGCGCTGCACTTGGGGACTTGGCTCAACACCAAACTCAGGTGCAAACTCCATTGCCAAGTTATAGGTAAATGCACGTAGATAACCAGGTGGAAAAAGAATTTGAGTCGCCAAAGTAGCTGGCTGGTCTAGTTCTTGCACCGAAATAAAGTGCCATTCCAAGTCCCGTGTAGGACGTGGATAGACTGTCATCTGGATGTTTGGGTACTCCATGTTTATCCACATTACCTGTGGATAAGTAGAAGTCACCGTCTTAACCGCAATGCCGTCGTACTGCTGCTGGTTGATGAACTTGATGCCAAAAGACACGTTAGTGCCTGGGTCACGATAGTAGGTGGCATCATCCAACAGCACTGGGCGAACACCAACAAATTCACCAGTAGGGCCAAGATGACGTTGAATTTCACCAGCAGGCCAAGTGAATGTCTGGTCAATCGTGTTGAAAATTGATAGGCGCTCTGTGTTCCAACTGTCGATCATCTGGTTTAGAGCAACCAGTGCATCTTGCGAAGTAGCTGCCGATGGCGTTTCACCTTCAGCAAGGATTCCAAGCAATCGAAGCGCTCGGTTGATCTGGTCTGCCGCAGTGTAAATTGCCATGTCAACTTTCCTCGGTTACAGCCTTGCGTGTGTATTTGCGCTTGATGCTTAACGCATTTGCCTCTGGCTCAGAGACTTCAATGGGTGTATCGGGATTGTACCGCGACCAGCCGTTTTTTTCATCAGCTTTGGCTTCGAGTTCCAAAGTAGCAACTTTTCTGCCGTGGATGGGGTGCATTAAATAGATGTTCATACCCAAAAGAGGGGCCGAAGCCCCCCCATTTGTTAGGTGCATTTTACTATGCGCCGTGAATGATTGAGTAATTAATGATTACAGCTTCAGAGTATGAAGTTGCACTCAAATTACGCAACGAGATCAAGGCAGAACCAGAAGTCATGTAAGAAACATAAGTGGTGTAAGCCCCAGCCGCGCTACCAGTAGTGTTACTAGAAACGCAAACAACCATTGTGTCGTTTGCAGAAATCAAACTATTGGTCAGAACAAATGACGCTACTGCGCCGCCAGCCAAGGCAGCGTTGTTCGTTGTGATGCGACCAGCAGACTTGTTCAGAGTTACCCCTGTAGCTTTGTCTGTTGCTTGCGTCACAGTGCCTTGAGCCGCTGCACTGTAGCCAATTTCTTGGCTTGCATAGCAGGTAATAAATTCAGGGTCGCTATATGCGACACCAACAGCTTGTGAATTAGCCATAATTGTTTCCTTTAAAAACAGGGGCCGAAGCCCCTATTTAGTTTAGGCCAAACGATACACAACGTAAGTACCGTCACCAATTTTACGGAAGCGGAACAACTGGCTGGATGTCGTAGCAATAGCAACCAAAGCGTTACCGCCGTCGCTCACGCCAGTGCTAACGGCCAAAGTTACTGCACCAGACGAAGTTCCGATGTTAACGATTGACAGGTCAAACGTACTGCCGACAGTAGCGTTGGGAACTGCTGCATCAATCAATGCGCCTGTAGGCAGCGTATAAGTTGCGGCAGATGTGGAGGGGTTAGCCACCAACATCTGGTTCACAATTTGTGCTGCGGTCAAGGTTGCGGTGGACGTAGCCGTTTGGGGAGTGCCCATTGCGCCCATAACAGTTTCTGCGCGGTTGCCTGCACCAACTTGATAACCGCCTGCGCCATTTGGAAGAGCCATAATAATTTCCTTAAAAAGATGTTACGAAGAAAGGGGCCGAAGCCCCGTTCAATTTAGCCCCACAGACGGCAAGCCATCTGAGGACGGATCGTGCTGTAGCCGTACAGAACGTCAATACGGCAAGGCATACGGTCGTTGTTGATGTCGTACTGACGCACGACACGCAAGCTGATCCCGTTATGCACAGCACGCGAAGCCATGTCAACACCCTGCGGCAGCAGGAGGTCAGCCGTAGCGAACGTGATCGCGTCCTTGTGGTAAACCAAGTTCTGCGGGTACTGAGTCGCAGCCGAACCAAGCATGGTCACAACAGCAGACGCTTGCGGGAAGGAATCAACCGTTGCCAGAGCATTGTCAGCGGTGTAAAGCGCCGGGGAAATGTTCAGGGTAGCGGTGGACGAACCCGAAGCAGCAGCGGTCACAACGAACTGCTGGAGCGAACCAGTCGATTCGCGGGTCTGTGGGTTGACTGCGTACACGCCAGCAATGGTAAACACGTCGCCGACGTTCCAGGTTTTGCTGGAGCCGGTAAACGAGATACCAAGGGTCGATTGGCCTTGCGTCGAAACGGTGCTGGTAACGGTGATCGAAGTGCCCCACGAACCGGTGGTGTGCTGCTTGATCGACTGAGACATATTGATCTCGTC